TTATGCCTTTACGCCCTGCACGTATCGGAGCTTGCAATTCTTTAGTTTCCTCGGCGGCTTTAGTTACTGCTTTGTCAATCTCTTTGCTTGCCCAACCATTCATAGTTTCAAATCTGTAACCACGAGGTGTTTTAACTACGTTAATCTCGTACTCATTACCTTCAACGTACGTACCTAATGGTGCATTTGGTGCATTAATCCATTGTAGGTAGTGCGTTTCAGGATTCATACCTGCTTTAATCGTACGCTGAATGGTCTTAACACTACTAATCGTACTCATTGGTGCCGTAGTGGTAATCATCGGGTGCTTTGGTACAGCGGCGAAGAAGCCTCTACTGCGTTTTTGGTCTTTACCTGTAGCAACACCCTGTTTACCTATTATGGTAACCTTGTGTGCATAGCCTTCTTGCTTTTCAGACTTGTTTTGGATTTCCTGTGTGTTGACCTCAACAACTACAGCATCCATTAATTCGTTAAATCCTTTTAACTCTTCTTTAATGTTCATAACTTTTTACTTTTTTAATTATAGTTAATGTGGAGGGGTCATCCTCATCCACAATCTTGGGTCGGGTAGGTGAGGTGGTTGGACTCTCACAAACGTGCTCTATTAATAAAAAATATTAAAAAAATTTAATTTTCTTAATTAAATGTCGTATCTTTATTATATATGAAGCTCAAACCACAACTAAGCAGAATACTCGTAAGAGAACTGCTACCGCAGGATCAAGTGACAGCAGGAGGACTATTCCTACCTGGAGGCGCTGGACAAGCGGATTCAAACAATCCACACAACTGGCAAGCGGAAGTAGTCGCTGTAGGTCACGTAAGTGATCGTATGAAGGTATCTGATGGGGACATTGTCCTTGTTGATCCTTCTGTACCTGTCATGCCCTTTAGCATGCCTGGTGATACAACCTATAAATACTTCTTCGTTAACGAACCACAAGTTCTAGCGGTTGTGACAGATGGTACTTTAGTACCACCTACAATAATGGATCCTACCACCATGGGATCTTCAACTAATAAACCAACAGCAGGTGGTGGACTGCTAGGCAATTTAACACAGTAATATTATTATGGAAAAGAGAAAAAACAAATCACCTGAACAGGTGGCATTCGAAGGACAAAGAAAGATGCATATGCGTCAATTAAAGATGGACGTAGAGGTCTTGGAATTAGATGCACGCTTTTGGGAAGCAAAATTCAAGGGCATACACTACAAATCTCAGTTTGCTGCTCTGGAGGCTCAATTAATTGAGGAGCAAGCACGTCTCCAAGCTGAAGCAGAAGATACTCCTCAGTCACCAGTAGATATCTCTCCAGAGGCTCTAGCTGAGTTGAACGAGAATGAAGCTTTACAAAAGGTAATGGAAGCTGCTCAACAAAACAATGATCTTTCTGAAGATCAAATGAAAGAAGCTCATGCTAACTTAGTAACAAATGATACTAGTACAGAATAACATATCCACCTCTAAAAGGAACATGCTTAAGATCCTTCTCCGCACTAAAATGGTGGAGAAGGACTTAAGGTTCTCTGAAAAGTATATTAATCTTATTATAGACTTCTATCTACATGGAGTCTCTAAAGAGACGTATGATATACATATAGGTGATTATGAGATTAATGCTAGGAGAGATTACTTCAGAAGTAGAGCTACTATTGATAATGCGAAGAGTTTCCTTAAGAAAAAGGGAATTATAACCAATGGTAAGATATCTACCTCTATATTGCCTACAATAAGCAGAGAAGAGGACTGGGTCCTACGATTACAAGTACAGGCCGATGATAACTAACATTAACGATATTTATAAAAGAGTAAGCGAAAAGTATGATTTAGACCTGGATTTGATTAAATCAGTTGGTGATCATACTTTTTCTCATTTAAAGGAAAGAATGATGTCATGGGAGGAATCCTCACTGTCTGTGTCTCATTTAGGCTCTTTTGTACTTAAATCTAAAAAAATAGAGAACCAAATTAAAAGATGGCTTGAAGTACGTAGATATAAGGTATCTCAGGATCCTAACTGGTACAACATGCCGATACCTAAACATATACAAGATAAACTGCAGATATACTTCCTTAAAGTAGTTCCTTATAAAAAAGCTAAGAAGGAGTTCGCCAAGAAGCAAGTAGCAGTATGTAAACAAATATACGAGAGTTATGAAAATGATGACAAACCTACAACTGATGACAATGAGCTTGGATCAGTTTCGTAAAGCATACAGTAAAAAGTTCAAAAAAGATCTCTCGAACGTAACAGATGAACAATTAAAAGAATCATTAAACGCAATTCGAGATACGATCAAAAATCAATACAAAGCACCAGATTATGAAGAAAATATTAATACAGATACTAAGAACGATAGGAATAAAGGCAAACGAGGACAATCTCAAGCTAAGTAACATAAAACGCTTCCTACAGGCTAAATGGCGTAAATCCAAAGGAGGAATGTGCCTGGTAGACCAAATACTACCATATGACGAAGAAACAGTGGCAGGAATAGAACTACACAAGCAGGAACAGATAAAGTGGCGTTATCGTATGCTACACACTCATCCACAAGGTAGAAAATGCCTAACTAAGGGTGAATGTCCATGTGAATGCAATACATTAGAAGGATTACTAGCAGATGACACATGCGATCAGAAATGTTACCCTCCTATGATGAAAGAGAGCGATTGGAGACAATTTAAAAAAGATAACGATATATGCTAATAGTACTCGCACATGATCTAGATGATAATATTATTGGATCTGAATCAGGTGATCAAGTAAGATTAGGTACATTCACTATAGAAGGTGATGTATCTGTGGATAGTATATATGAATGCAATGGAGAGATACTTGTTGTCTCTACTCACGATAAACTCACTAATAAGATACGTGTCATGTTGCATACGGCTGGTTTACCACCAAATAAGCTAATAGGTATGCGTTTTAAAAAATACGGCTCAGTACAATCAAGACCAATAACAAATGATAATAACTAATACAACAGTCCTTGATATGGGGACTATAAACCAGAAAGACGGTAAATGGACAGGAAAAGTCACACTTACCAACCAATCAGACAAAGCAATACATAATATAAGAGCTACGGCCTCATGTGGCTGTACTAAGCCTATATTAGCGTCTACCATAGAAGCAATGTCCTCTGAAGAGATGATTGTAGGATTTAATCCTGAAGGACGCAGTGGAACTCAGTTAAAGACCTTAACAGTGGTTGTTCCTGGTTATGATGATATAAAAATCAAATTACAAGGTAACGTAGTCAAATAATGATAAGTGTCACTACATATATAGACGAATTACGTAAACCTATCAATTGGGACGCGAAAGCTAAGCGTATAGCTAAAGAACAGGGTCTAGACGTGGAATCTATCAAACAAGAGTGGTCTGAAGAGAAAGAAAAAGGTCTGGCCAAAGGAAAGCACCTTAACGACATTAGATACGCTGATATGGCAGATCATGACCGATATAAGATGTTTGTATACGAAAAGAGCCTAGGTGGCGAACCTGAGTATGATAAAGACTTATATACAGTAGAAGAAGGGTGGGTCTATGACGAAATGCCGTTCATGGACCCACATTGCCTACTTATAGGTATTCCTGATCGTGTAACCATTAAAGATGGTTATATACACATAGATGAGTACAAAGCAGACAAGAAGATCTATACTAACTCATATAGAGCACATGGTAACCGCTTTGCACCTAAACGTATGCTTCTATCGCCAGTAGGACACCTCCCTGACTGTAATTACTTCAGATACGCGTTACAAGCCTCTCTATACATGTATTTGGTATGGCAAAGCAATAAACACCTAATACCAGGTGATATACGTATCATACATAAGGTATATGACGATGACTTCAATGAATTGGAGTCTAAGGTCTATAATGTACACTATTTACGTAGAGAGGTAGAAGTATTAATGAATAACTTAAAGAATGGATAATGATATACACTTTCATCTATCAAGGAGTCACACCTGAAATAGAATGGATATACTTCTATGAGAAGGAAAAAGAGAAGTATGTAACAGGTTTAAAGAAACCTGGAGGAGATCCTCACGAATCAAACTACTTATTGACTCATGGGACTGTTTACTTAACAGAAAGCAAAGCGTTAAGAAACATGTTCTTATCTAACGATAAGGATCAACAATACATGGCTCAGAAGATGATAATTAAAGATATTAAAACCAACACACATGTCAGTAAAAATAATAGAAGTAGTAGACGGTAGATTGAAAATAACACCTGAATGCTACACAATCAAGGAGTTAAAAGACATAATGGACAAACATAAGAATAAAGCAGAGCCTTATCTCTTATATGCTCATTATATGGGTAATGATGATACACCTTACGCTAACTTCTCTGAACTAGACCGTTCAGACGCAATCATCACAGATTTAACCAACACAATAGCTCCTTTCAACGATGAGGACCCCTTACTGGCTCCAGCCATCAAGAAGCTTAAAAACATGTATTCTAGCCCTCTTAAGAAGCTATTTGAGGTATCTCAGAAAGAGATACACCGAATGAGCTACTATTTAGAGTCTACACCATATTCTTCAGACGATTTATCTCAGCGTAAGTCAATTCTTCAGGATCTGGGTAAACTAGCTAAATCAATAGCAGATACCAAGAAACAACTCGATGAAGAGAAACTAAACGCAAAAGGCGCAGGTAAGGTGGGCCGTATAAGATAAACTATGAGATTATTTGATTTCCCTTTAAGTGTACCAACATATGACTCCGAAACGGATAAATGGACTAAAACTGTCTATGATACCAAAGAAGAGTTCACTGAGTACATGGAGGACCAGTTTAAGGTTCCTGGTGAATATAACCTTAAGAACACACATAAATGGAAAGAAGAAGCTGTGAAGTTCACAGAATCATCTAAAGGTGAGACAGTAGCCTATGGATTCTATAATAGATACGTAATAGGTACTTCTCAGTATACTAAGCACTGGACGTTCGAATCAGAGAAGATAAAGTATGGAGCCATCTATGATGGGACCTATATTCCTGGTTTCTACTACTGGTATATTAATTATTGCCCTTTTAATGATGATGTACGTGGAGGACTACGTTTCGGTAACATATGGGACGGAGATCTCTATTTCTTCCATTATATCACATTATGTGCATTGAAAGACAAACATGCTGTAGTTGTTAAGGCACGTCAGCGTGGATACTCGTTAAAGATCATGGCTTTGTTATATTGGTCTTATTGCTGGCTTGAGGGTAGTGTAAACACCGTAGGAGCGATAGATAAGGAAAAGGTAGGTAAATCATGGAAATTCGTTGAACGATATCGTAATCATATCAATTCGCGTACAGATGAAGCATTTATACGTGGACCCAAGATCGCCAAGTCATTGGACTGGCAGGAACGTATGGAAATGGAGGATGGATCCTTTGAGGGTTCAGATGCCGTTCTTAAGGGTACTACATTCCAAACCGACCCTTCCAACGGTGTGGGTGGTGCCCAAACGTTCTTCTTCTACGAGGAAGCAGGTATTACTAAGACCATGTTGGAAACAATAGGGTTTATACGTCCTGCACTTGAGAAAGGTTCTCTTGTAACAGGAATGATCATATGTTCTGGTGCATTAGGTGATTTAGACGCAGCAGAGTCTTTAAAGACTGTATTCTACTCTCCTGAGGATCATAACTTCCTAGGAGTACCTAATATATGGGATAAGAGTCCTATGAAAGATACGTGTGGTTTATTCGTGTCAGAGGCCTATAATATGGAAGGTCAGTACTTCGGTAAGAATAAAGAGCACCATGGTAAGTACTTCATGGATGAAGACGGTAATACTGACATGGAGGTATCCATGATGTATATCAAAGAAGAAATTGAAAAACTAAAAGCATCTAACAAAAGTGACGAGCTTTCTCAACTCGATATCTCTCAGAAGCTTACTACCCCAGAGGAAGGGTTCGCAGCTCGTAAGACGGGCTTTTTCCCTGCGGGTATTCTGAATACCTACGAACAACGTTTAAAACTCGAGAAAGCCAAAGGAATCATCTCCTGTGAGCTATATGAGGACAATGTAGGAGGTATATCATTCAAGCTTGTAGATGACCGCTTTGTAATAGATCAATTCCCATTTAAGGGTAAGAAAGACACAGAAAAGCGTGGAGCAGTACAAATACTGGAACTTCCTAAGATACAAAAAGGAGAATCAGAACCTATACGTAATACATACTTCGCTGGAGTGGATCCTATCATGACTGATGAGACAACTACGTCTGAATCATTATTTTGTATCTATATAATGAAGAATGCTACCAAACGTATTCACAAGGACACTGAAGGTAACATTGTAACCTCTATAGAGGGTTATAAGCCCGTAGCGTGGTATATAGGACGTTATAACAACCGTGCTGAGACAAATGCTCAAGCAGAGTATTTAATACGCTTATATAACGCCTATACGCTTGTAGAGAACAACGTAACGTCATTCATAGATCACATGCGTGCCAAAAACCTGGCTAGCCGCTATTTGGTAGATGAACCTACAGCTAAGCGTATCTACGGTCAGGATGTAGCTATAAACTATACCAGTAACCGAGGTTATGGTATCTATATGGCACCTAACGGTAAACTACGTACAATGCTACTAAACAAGCAGAAAGACTACGTACAAGAGGTTATGGACGTCATACGGACCGATAAAGGTGAAGTGGTACGTACAGTGTATGGATGTGAAAGAATCAAGGATATAGGCCTTATAAGAGAGTTTAAAGGCTACACTAAAGGAATCAATACGGATAGACTCGTAGCATTCGGTCTAGCACTAGCTATGACTGAGATGTACTTCAATACAGGTGTAATCACCGAATACAATGAAGTTGAGGACGCAGAAGAGGACTATGTACCTATAAAGAAGCAGAGAAGAGGACTGTTACCAGGATACAACTCTCCAAGGCGTGGTAACTTTTTCTCAAATAGAATTAAATTTAACTAAAAATATTATTAGTTTTAATCATAGAAATTAAGTAACTTATATTATACTATGCCACTACCAACTAACAAGGGCCAGAAGCCTAAAAAGAAAAAGACAGGTGATCTAATCGTCACTTCTCGCCAACTAATTAACGGTTGGACGAGTAAAGGTTCTATGACGTCTACACGTCTATGGTCTCTGTATCCTATACAAATGCTGCATAAGCATGATAAAACAGACGAATGGGTCGCATGGAACATGGATTGGTTCGAAAGACAAGGATATGAAGAAATATCTAAGAACTGGAGAGGTCTATGTAAAGACTACGATGCTGCAGCAGGTATCCTTAACCCTGAGGACTACGGCTGTGATTCACCTGAATACGGTGATTGGGTGTCACAAGTACAGGATCAAACAGGTGATGCAGGTATTCCTGCCATGTTTTTCCCTATTATCCCTCCTTTCGTTAACCTGTTTCTAGGAGAGTACGCGAAGAGAGATCGTACTATGATAGCACGAGGTGTTGATGATTATTCAAGTCAAGAGAGATTCCAATATAAAATGGGTCTCATTACGGATATACTTAAGCAGAAGGTTGTACAAGATGTACAAGAGGAACTTAAGGACGTAGATGTAGAAAACATGCCACCTGAGCAACAGGAGGAAATACAAAAAAAGATTCAGCACGAACAACAAATAGTTGAGGCTGAGAATAAATTCAAGACATATAAGACGGTAGCTGAGCAATGGGCTAACCGAATGATAGAATGGGACGACGTACGTTTCCATATGAAGGAATTAGAGCTATTGTCTTTCAGAGACTCTATGGTATCAGATAAAACCTTTATTCACGTACGACAGCTAGAAGATGATATCATGCCTGAGGTATGGAATCCTAAGCATACATTCCATCATAAGCCACCAGATGACAGATGGGTCAGTAAAAGTAACTACGTAGGACGCGTATATTATGGATCTCTATCAGATATTTTTACCAACTACAGTGAATACTTGGAAGACCACCATTACGATCTATTAGCAGCAGATGAACCATTTGAGTCTACATACCAGAACAGCAAACTGGTAAACTTAGTAGAAGGTGTAGATTACGGTGATAAGTCACTATGGACTGATTATTCTAAGGAACATCCAGAGAGCATTACCGATGTTACTCAGGAGAAGGTCTTAATGGAAGACTCAGTTAAAAAGCATTTAAAAGAAGCATCTCTATTAGAACAAACACGTAACGGTGAGAAGTTCCAATTAGATGACTTAATAAACAAAGGTATGTTCCGTATCACGGAAACGTATTGGAGAAGTTATAAAAAAGAAGGATTGCTTACGTTCAAGAACAAAGCAGGACTTCTAGAGCACGATACTATCGATGAGGACTTCAAAGTAACAGAGAAGCCCGTATACGATAATAGCATCTTCAAAAAGAACACTAAAGATAATCTTGTGTCTGGAGAGCACATTGATTGGTACTACAAGCCAGAAATACGGTTTGGTGTAAAGATCTCCAGGTCTCTTTTAAATAGCTCCTCAGGATATAGTCAAGGTAACTTCTATAATTCTATTTACCTTGCAGGAGATCCTATCGCTTTGCAAATGGGCAAAATACCAGTAGAAGGGTTGACATTGTCGGATAGGAACACCAAATCTGTATCATGGGTTAGAACAATAGCACCGTATCAAATATGTTTCAATATCGTAAACAATCAGAACATAGACATGCTTTCAAATGCATTGGCTAACGGTAAGGTTGTAATGGTAGATCAGAACTTTATTCCACGTAAGTCGTTCGATGGCTCATGGGGTAAGCATGCAATGCAAAAGTGGTTAGACACAGTACGTACTACCAATTTGGCATTAATGGATGGTAGTCCTACTAATAACCCTAGTGGTACAGGATTCTCTCACTTCCAGGTATTAGACTTCTCTAATACGGATGATATTCTACGTAATATCCAATTAGGTGATTACTTCAAGAATCAAGCCCTCGCTACAATCGGTGTGACTCCACAACGTATGGGTACAATAGCTGCTAGTGAATCTGCCACAGGTGTGCGCGTATCACAAGCCAATTCATATGCTCAGACAGAGTACATGTTTGAAAGACACAAAAATCAATTCATGCCTCGCGTAAGACAACTTATGCTAGAGATGGAACAATACTTAGCTTCTACAAAAGAAACCGTAAGAATCCCTTATACATCTAATGATACAGAACAAACTCTCTTTGAAATCAAAGGAAGCGATCTTCTGCTACCTGAAATCAAACTATACGCACGTAATGATGCTGAGACAAAAGAACTAGTAGAGAAGATGCATGGCCTAGCTATGGAAATTAATACTACAGGTGCTGAATTCTCAGATTACATGAAAATCCTTAATAGCAAGAGTCCTTCTACTATTATTGAACAATTGGAAGAATCAGAACAGAAACGTAGAGATCAGGCTAACCAAGAACAGCAACATCAACAAGAAATGCAGCAACAAGCTAATGAGCATATGCAGCAAATGAAAGAGATGGAACTTGAACGTGAAGATTATTGGAAAGAACGTGAAGATCAGACTAAACGTTATATAGCTGAAATAGGTGAACTAGGTGGAATCCAGACCGACGCTAACATGGATGGTCAATTAGACTCTATTGAAAACCTTAAAGAGTGGAACCGCTCTAAAGAAAGAGGTAGAGAATTAGACCAGAAAGACAAGGAGATGGATTTTAATGAAAAAACTAAAGACAAAGATAACCTTCTTAAGGAGAAAGAGCTAGCTTCTAAAGAAAGGATAGAGAAAACCAAGCTCCAGGTGGCCCGTGAAAACAAGAACAAATACGATTCACCTAAAAAATCAACCAGGAAGAAAAAATAATTTACAGTGATACCTATTAAGGTATATAATCAGTTTTTTAATTTTAATTTTTCCGCTAAAATTCATATCTTATATTATAAGAACGACTAAACCAACCAACAACATGTCAGATTTTCAAGTAAACCAGGTAAACAATCTAGATGATTGGAACCAGAAGCCCACTCAGGGTGATTCACTTTTAGAAGACTCTACTGCAATGCAGAACGCAGGACTAGAAGCACAGGAAGAAGAATCAAAGAGCATCGAAGAAATAGGAGCACAATCCAGTGAGGGTTCGTTATTAGAACAATCAAAGGAAGTAGACCCTGCTAAAGCTGAAGAAACCGTTAAAAAGGATGAGAACGAAGATCCTAGTAAACAGAAAGAGGAAGCCAATACAGCAGATGTACTAACTCTAGATAAAATTACCTCAAACGATTTAGTTCAAGAACTAATCGAAAAGAAGGTACTTCTTCCATGGGAAGGAGATAAAGTAGAAACCTCTGAAGACCTTATAGAATTGATTCAAAACAATATGGATCATAAACTACAAGAAGTCAATCAACAAATCTTCGATGATCGCTTAGCATCATTACCACCTCAATATCAATCCATAATGAAATATGGTTTAAATGGAGGACAAGATGTACAAGCCTTGATTAACTCATGGGGTGAAGTAGAACAGACGTTCAATACAGACATTAGCACAACCGAAGGTCAAGAAAGTGTTGTAAAACAATATCTACTGGAAACAGGCTACGGTTCTGAAGCAATGATCGACAAAGACATTAAGACCTGGACTGATTTAGGAGTACTGGAAGAGAAAGCAACAGCTTTTAAACCAGCTCTAGAAGAGTCTCAAATGCGTAAAGTGCATGCACTGGAACAGCAACAACAAATGCAAGTTCAACAAGAACAACAGTTTCATCAGCATCATATGGATGTTATAGGTCACTCTCTTACTAGTTTTCAACTAGAAGGAGCAGATCTCGACCGAGAAACAAAAGGTCGATTGTTTGAAGCAGCTCAGCCTCAATATCAATCTCAAATTACAGGTAGACCTATAGACGCGCTGGAAGCAATTGTAGAAGAGTTGAAATACGGACAGAATCAAGACCCTAATTTGTATCTTGAATTAATGTATTTCGCATCTGATCCAGAAGGTTTCAAAGAAAACTTAAGATCTTCAATAAGAAGTACGCAGGCTAAGCAACGTCAACGTACTCTTCAAACAGAAATAAGAAAAGATATATCAGGTGGTCATGAAGGCTTACCTAATCATACACAACAGAATTCAACTAGTAATAACTCTAGTTGGTAAAAATTTTAATTTAAAACAAACACACACAAATGGCAAATCCACATGGTATTTTTTACAGACAAGCCACGTTCGGTGACCCTCAGAGTCACTTGAATATGACGAATCTGGCAATAAAAGCAAATGAGTCAGACAACATCAAGGATTTAGGCCTCATTACTTTCTGGTCACAGGCCATGAAAAGTGAGTTGCCTTTATTTAAATGGTCGGACTTTGACACAAACAACATCATCGAGCATGATAGCGACTACTACAAGTATAAAGTAGGTGTCAAAACAGACAAATTAATTCGAATTGTAAAAGATCTTAGTAATTCTGAGGAGCCTGGTGCAGACGATGAGAAATTTGAAATCTTAGTAGACAGCGACTGTTATGGTCCTGGTACATTACTTAAGCCTTCTCAGTTCTCTGAATTCGCATTATTGGTATCTACAGATCAGATCCGCCCAGTAGGTGATAACTTTATCATCACTGTTCAGCACATCAGTAACACATTGAAATTTACTCCAAAAGAGTATCTTCAAGCGAATCAACCTCTAGGTCGTTTCGGTAGTTTACGTTCACCAGAGTACGGTCAAGAATACACTCCATGGAAATTGAAGGGTCTTAACGGTGCTAAGGAGTACATCATCAAAGTATCTAATGCTGAGGTGAATGCTCACTACTGGTTATCTAGTAAAGTCTGTGAATTCTCTGATGGAACTAGCGACAGCGCTATTACACTTAAGAACTACTTTACTAAAGTAAAAGAGTACTACCGTGTAGAAGGAGTTGAAGATCCAACAGTTAATGACCTTAACAGTCCTAAGTCTGATATGACTATGGATCAAATGAAAGGTGCTCTTGCAAGCGGTAAAGCTTCTGGTGCCTTCGCATACTTGATGGATGATATCTCTTATGGTATCATACACCAAGATGAAATGCAAATGTTGATGTGGTCTCCAGGTGGTCTTGTAAAAGGCTATGATGGACAAGAAGAAATCATGCTTCCAACAGGTCTTTGGACTCAGTTGAAGTCTGGTTATTTAGTACCTTACAACGTAATGAGCTTCGATATCGGTATCTTAGAAACAGGTTTACGTAACTATATCTTAGGACGTAGAAACTTAAGCACTATTGGACAAGAACCAGAAATCACTCTTGAAACAGGATGGGGTGGTATGTATATGGTATCTAAAGCGATTCAGAACAAATATGAAACTTCTGGATTCGGTACTAACGTACAATTGCATAATAGTGAGTTTGGATTTATCTCAGGTAAATCTTCAAACTTGAAAACTCATGCTACATTATTTACTGGTTTCACTGTTGAAGGTGTATTCTCTGTAAACATTAAATATAACCCTGCATTTGACAACACTTGGAATGCAAGTGAATTAGACAACCCTATGATTCAGTCTCCTTTTGGAACTCACCGTTTGTCTTCTTTCTGCTTCATCGCTTATAATGTTAACGACAAGAAAGATAACATCTACTTGCTACGTAGAAGCGACGCTAAGGTACGTCACTATGTAATTGCAGGTACTGAAACTCACCCTATGTATCGTCAGTCTCGCGCTGGATTCATGGACGGTGGTGCCAAATACTCTCACTTAGCATCTAGCCACAAATCTGGATTTGGTGCATTCATGAGTAAGCGTGTAGGTACTATCTGGGTAAAAGATCCAACACAGATCTTGGTATTCTTACCATACAATCCTAAGACAGGTCGCCCATTCGGTAACTTGATGTAATCAATAGGTCGGGTGACGCATGACCTTAAGCACACTTTTTTATTAAACCAACCAACATAAAAATGGCAAAAGCTAGTAAACCAACCAAAAAAGAAGAAACTCCCGTAGTTGAAGAAACTAAAGGATTTCAAATAGACGAATCGAATTTCTTAGACGACGTTGACAATGAGATTGAACTCAGTAACCAAGGAAGAGAAATACGAATTTCATCAGATGATAGACCATCTAACCCTAAGTATGTAACCATTCGCATTAACGCGACAGATGCATATTATAATGAAGGAGAAGCAGTTGTAGTAGGAACAGATCCTTACAAAGGTAACTTCGCATTAGACATGCAACTTGCAGGTATCAAACGAGGTAACAAACTTAAGTTCCTCACAGGATTAGAAGTTGAAGATTACGATGAAGAATGGGAAAAGGAATTCCTAATGGAAAGCCTTCCTATTTTGAAACGTGAATTCGGAGAAGAGATCATGGATCCATTTAACATGGAGTTCTGGTCAACACGAAGTCTACTCGTAAACGCTGATGAAATATTACTTGACTTAGAAAAACCAGATGATCTATTAACATACTGGTGTATCAAAGGAAAAGGATTTCCATACATCGCAGGTTCACCTACGATCGCTAAAAACAGAAACGTTAAATTCTACTTAGAAGAACCTAATATAGAATATGAAACGGAAGATAGTTTCAGCAAGATCAAAGATAAAGCCATAGCCAAATTGGCTGCAATTGATGATGTTAAGAATTCGGTAACTACTCTATTCTTTTTACATAAAGCATTAATCGATAGCTCAGAAGGTGTGACCTTCAATACGCCTAAAGATCTAATCTACCAATCTCTAAGAGATTTCATTGACGGTAAATACAATTCGTCAGGTAAAAAGAAAAAGGCACCAGAGCAATTCCTTAAAGCTTATGATACATGGACTAACCAGCCTAAGGTCATTAAGACCAAAGCCATTGTTAATGATTGTGTACATTATGGCATAATCTATACTGACAAAGCTGGAAATTTAATAAATGGTGAATCAAATTATAATTTTGGTAGTCGAGATAAAGACTTAGTATCCAAGGAGTTGAATAAACCAACTAACCAAGACGAACTATTGCTTTTATATAAAGCTATCAAATTAAAATGGCACTCTTATTAAGATGACACCACAAGAAGTTACATACAAAGTTGACCTACGTCTGAACAAACAGTTCGGAGAAGACTACGATAATATCGAATGTTCTGAAACCGTAGAAGCAGTCAACAAGGGCCAATTAGAATGGATCCGTAGACAACTTCATGGTATCAATCAAACAAGAGAAGGTGACGAAGAAAGTAAACGCAGAGTCGACGATCTTCAACCTTTAATAAAAAATAAACGACTCTCTTTAACCAACAAAGCTATATTAGCTGAATCAGAGCTTCTTCCAGATGACTACGGATGGTTTAAATCAATCATAGTATACGGAGAGCAGGAAAATGGATGTGGTAAATCTATAATAGAAGATCTACATCATATTGAAGTAGCCAACGTTAACGAATGGTTATCTGATTGGGCAAAAGAGCCGAGCTTCGAATATCGACAAGCTTTCTATACACTTAGCGGTAATCGCATTCAAGTTTATACAAATGGAGAATTCAAGGTTAGCTCAATAGAATTGGTATACTACAGACAACCTCAATCGTTCGACATCGCAGGATGTCCTAAATACGATGACAGCGTCGGATCTGATAAAGATCTAGAGTTCAAGAGAGACGTATGTGAATTAATAATAGATGAAGCAGCTTCAATTATAGCGGCAGACATCGAACACTTAGCAGCTTATGAGGTTACTAAGCGTAGAAATGAAAATAATAATTAACTTTTTTTTTAAACAAACAAACAAAATACAATGAATAACAAATTCCATGTACTAGATCATCCCATGCTCCTTTTCTCAGGTGTATCAGAAACAGGTCGAACTAAAGACTTGCAACCTGGTGTAATCGGTTTATTTGATGATAAGACTGGTGTCGCTCAGACAGGTTCTACGTTGAAAAACAATAGACCAGTTAAGTTCGCTCAAGGTTCTTATCACACTAAAGATGCATTGGGTGCATTCTACACAGGCCTGCAAAAGAGCCTTAAAACTGCAGACTTTTTACCTAAAGACGTATTCCATATTGAATACTCTGGTCCTCGTGAACCACAAAATGAAAAGTGGATTCTCGGATGGGACGGCATTAATGATTGCGAATCATTAAAATTCGAATGTGGTCGTACACATACTTTCAGATTCCGTATCTGGGGTGAAGGTGTATACAATGACTTCGCAAAGCAAATTCTACGTGACGTATCAGTTGTAACTGACTGTTGTGATTCTGGAGAATGCGTTGATGGTTGTCCAGACGATCAAGTTCACTGTCGTAACTATACAAAAGCTTTAGTAAAAGCTGTAAATAGCGATGTTGAAATTTCTAAGTTTATCAAAGCTGAGGTAGTATTACCTGAGATTGCTGCTAAAACAATGACTCACAGATTATTCTGTATGTCAACTTGTGACAATGGCGATCAAGAAGCATTGAATGCAGTAAGAGCGCAATACCCAGGTATTACAATCGAGCGTACTAAACGCGAAGGTTCTATTTCTACATACGAGACAGAATGTTTACTTACAGCTGATGTTCCTGCTGATTTCTCACCTTCTGGTTCTGTATTCACAGCAATCTGTGGAGCATGTCCAGCAGGTCAATCTCTAATTGCTGCATCTGACGTATGGATCGTAACTCGTACATTGGCTCCAACTGATGACGTAACAGACGATCGCACTTTCAGTATTACAGGTACAGGCGGTGATGCCAATATAACAATTGGTGGTACTACCATACTTGAAGCTTGGGATACAACTAATACTCAAACTGCTACTAACTTTGTAACAGACCACGCAGCGGCTATCTTGGCAGCTGAAGGTGTTGTAATTACATCTGATGGTGATACTATCATTGTAACAGGAGAAGCTGCACCTATCACTATTGTGAATAACAGTGGTGACATGGCGGCAACTGCTGTAACTACACAAAAAGAAAACTATGCAGCGGCTGTAGCAGCCGATTATGCTGGTGTTACTGCTCAAACTTTCTTAGGTGCGGCTAACGGACTAGCTTCTGTACAAATACTAGTACCTGTTGATACAGCTGTAGTAGCTATAGATTCAGATATGGTTATCCAAGGTCAAACAATCGGAGAGCGTTGTTCTCTTGATGGTGCGGCTGACGTAGCATGGGCTGAATGCGGAGAGCGTTACAGAGAGACTCGTACTTTATGTATCATGGTACCTTTCGAGTGTGATACATTCGAAGATCGTACAGCTGAAATTGAAGCTTTCTATAACGGTAAAAACAACACAGTTGTTGGATCTGTAACACTAGAAGCTGGAAGTTCGGATACATGTGAATCTAAATATAGTATTCAACAATATTCTGACTGCATGGATATCGCTTGTTTGAGCGAAGGTCTAGCTGAATATGAAGGTATTGAACCTTTCGAAGGTAAAGTATGGGAGGAATGTCCTTGCACAACCGAAGAAGATCCTACTGAAGCAAACATGTGCGGTATACGTTTTGAAGTGAGTTCTCACTTTGATAAGTTCGACGACTGTAGCTGGGATCCTTCTGAATACTACAGCTATAAGCCTGTATTCATGGAAGTGTTCGAAGTAGACGAAGAAAGTGGTGATTTCTGTAAGAAGCAAGTTAAGGCTCGTAAGATCCAGGATGCTTGTCAACAAAATCAAACAGGTGAATGGGTTCAACGCGAATACATTAACTTAGCTGCTTATCTTTACCATGACGCTTTCAATAGCGATCCAAGATTACGTAATGTTTTAGATCAAACAATCTATAAGATGATTGATCGTAACGCTAAGTATCACGTATATTACATTAAATACAAGCAGTATCGTGGAAACACATATGGTGGCGGATATGATCCTGAGATTTATGAAATTCCAATCGTAGTTAAAGACGGTATTGATCGTACTGGGCTTGAGACTTGGTTGAATAGCATGTTCTCTCAGTATGGTGTAACTGTACAACCACGTATCGAACAACCTAACTACTAATAATAGTTAACATATATTAAAACACGAGGTTGGTAGTAGTCCCTTAAAACTACTGCCAACCTTTTTTTATTTCCACTATGATAAGCGAATTACTATTAAATTTTACTACTAACTCAGGATGTAAGTCTTTTACAATAAAAGATGTATCTAATTACAATGAGAACTTACCAGTTACTTGTGGTCAATTAGTTATAACTACACCTGGATTCTGTAATATTTCATACTTTGATGTACCTAAGGACTTCGAGAAGACGTTCAATTTATCAAATCTAGGACATCAAATAGTTGACGGTATTCATTGCTTAACTGATTTACCAGAGGGTAATTACACTATAAAGTATAGCATTAATCCTAATGACGTACTTTTTGTAGAGTATAACTATTTTCACACATGCCTGACTGAGCGTAGATACTTCGATGCAGTTTGTCAATATCTAGAGGATAGATGCGATATGACAATATCTGAAAAGAGAGAAAGACGTGAGAAACTAGATGATATATATAGTGCATTAAAAATGAGTAAGATTTCAGCTGAAGAATGCAATGATGTAGAAACAGCTGATGAATTACTTGCAGAAGCAAATGATAAACTAGATAAATTAAATTCAGAAAGCGATGAGTCTTGCGGATAAATTAAGTAACTTATATTGTAAAGCGGTACGTCGTACTTCTTATGAAATTGCATCTAAAAAATACGGTGTGAACCTTCACCTTAAAGAGGAACAAAAAGATTTAAAATACAAACTACAATTACTTGAATATGCCATAAAAGAAGGTGATTCATTTGATTGTGATACAAAAAATATTATATAAATGGCTAAACCTACTAAGACATCAAAAATAGGAACTGCTCATTCTTCTATAACTAGTAACTTAATACTATGGGAAGGGGCCGATATTCCTTGTATAGATCTCTGTAAAGGGGATATGGTATCTGATGTAATTTATAAGATAGCCATTAAGATCTGCGATCTAGTAGAAGATTATGATGAATTAAAAACATTAGAATTAGATTGCGTTATAGATAAACTAAATGTAGTTCGTCCTGACGACGACAATTTTACATTTAAAGTTCTATTTCAAATATTACTAGATAACGATTGCAAACTTAAAGATCTAATCGACAGTATAACAAATCAAAGTACTGGTCAAGTATTGGATTTTAGCACATTAGATCTAAAGTGTTTAGAAGAAGAGTTTATAGATTGTGAGGAATGTGATGAAGAGAATCTTGTATCTATTCTTCAGAAGATAGTAGATAAAATATGCGAGCACGTACAAACCATCATCGATATAAATAATGAAATAGTTATTATCAATGATAAAATACAGACTTTAGAAGATCGTACAAATACATCGAATCCTATAGTTGAGGCAGAAATAAATACATGCCTAAATCCTTCACCTGCTACACCTTTACCTATATCAGATCATATAGTCACGATAACAGACCCAGAAGTATGTGATATAAGAACCATACTTGGCTCTGACACTAATTTATTATCAGCCTTTACACGAGGTTGCCCATCCGATTATAGCGGACTGACGGGCTTCTATGACGCACCTACAACCATTGCTCAGAGTATATCATCGCTATATGTTATGAGTTGTACAGATCATAATGCGATATTAGATTGTTGCAAACCGTCTTGTGCCAAGGTCAAACTTGGATTTGGTACTACGTTTAATAGTAGTACTTCTGATTTAACTGTTGTCTTTACGCCTTCTTATGGTATGTCGATACCTAATGGACTAACTGACTGCGGATCTATTGTTACAGTTACAGATATAAACAACAACATAGCTACGGCGCCTATCATCTTAAGTAATAACGCTAGTGTGACAATAGACGTATCTGGATTAGATACAACTAACTACTTTACTGTATCCTTAAAAAGCTGTTTAAGCTCTGACGATATTAAATGTGAAGATTGCATAGACAAGGTAGTAGGCCCATTTGAATTGATAGAATCTTGTGATTTATGTAGATTCTGTGTACAAGGACCAGACGGATCATATATTATACTGGATTACACAGTGAACGGTATACAAAAAACAGTAGAGTTAAACCCAGATACTTGTATTACATTTAAGATACCTGATGAAGTTGTTATATTTAACAGCGTTGTGGCAATCGGCGGAGCCGTATTAGCTAAAGATGCTCAATACTTCTGTGATAGTATAACTATCCCGACATCGGTTGCTGAAACTTGTTGGTTCTTTGAGCTTCCAAGAGAAACCCAGGGAATAGGGTCA